GCTACCAGAAGTGCGCGAGGACCAGACGGCAAAGTGGTTTCTGTTCCTGCTGACCAAACCTATTACGGTTGGCTAAAGAAGCAACCTGCTGCGTTTCAAGACTCAGCTATAGGAAAAAGTAGGGGCGCTTTACTTCGCAGAGGCGGTTTAACTTCTGAAAAGTTTACCAAATTACAGTTAGGAAAGAATTTTGAACCAATGACTTTGGACGAAATGAAGTCTTTAGAACCAGTAGCGTTTGAAAAAGCGGGATTGGACTAGCATTGACATAAAAGTTTTGCAAGTTACAATGACGGAATCGTAAGCAGGGCTTACTTTAATCACAGGGTGATATAATGATTGAGTTTAAGTTAGATAGTTTAGAAAACATTGACGAATCCTTACAAGGGCTTTATGAGCAAACAGATACAGGGTATCAGCTTAAAGTTACAGGCATTCCTGAGCCAGACAAAGAAGATTTAAGTGGTCTCAAGAATAAAGTTGATGAGTTGTTGCGAGAAAAGAAAGCAGCATCGCAGAAAGCGCGGGAAGCAGCGGAAGAAGCAGAAGCAGCAAGACTTGAAGCAGCAAAGAAAGGCAATGATACAGAGGCTCTAGATAAATCTTGGCAAGAGAAGTTTAACGCTAGGGAAGTAGAGCTAAAGAAAGAGCTAGAAGAATTGTCAGGAACGCTTGTCAAACTAACAAGTGGTCAAACGGCAACTAAGATAGCGGCAGAAATCGCAGTTCAAGGTTCGGCAGATGTTTTATTGCCACACCTAGAAAGGCGGTTAAGAACAGAATTTAGAGACGGCAGTCCTGTTACTGTTGTTCTCGACAAAGATGGTAAGCCGTCAGCGATGTCAATTGATGAGCTTAAAGCAGAATTCCAGAATAGCGCAGCTTTTGCTCCGTTAATTGTGGGAACAAAAGCCAACGGCGCAGGGCGTACAGGTGGCAATGAATCTAGCGGGGCTGGAGTCAATGAAGTGAGTCGGTCGGAGTTTGACCGAATGAACCAAGCGCAACGCGCAAACTTCGCCAAAAACGGCGGTAAACTTAAAGACGATTAAAGGTAATCTCTCATGGCTAATGTTCTAACTGACTTAGCGGCAGACATCTACAAGGCGGCAGACATTGTTGGCCGTGAGCTTGTTGGTGTTATCCCTTCAGCAACAATTAACTCAGACGCAACTGCTCGTGCAGCACAGGGCGATACTATCCGCTCTTTCGCTACTCGTAATGCGACTGTTACAACCGTTTCACCTTCAATGACTATCCCTGAAGGTACAGACCAAACTGTAGACAATAAGACAATGGCTCTTAGCACTACAGCATCTGTTCAGATTCCTTGGACAGGCGAAGACATGAAGCACGTTAACAACGGCGCGGGCTTTGAAACTATCTACGGTGACCAGATTCAGCAAGCTATGCGCGCTATCTCTAACCAAATCGAAGCTGAAGTTGCTGCGGATGTAGCTAAGAATGCTTCACGCGCTTTCGGTACTGCGGCAACTACTCCTTTCGCTAGTAACTTTGCGGAAGTTGCTGAGATTCGTCAGATTCTCGTAGATAACGGTATGCCTTCAAATGACGGTATGGCTTCTATTGTAATGAACAGCCTTGCGGGTACTAACCTGCGTCAGCTCGCTTCACTACAGTCAGTCAATATTGCGGGTTCTAGCGACCTGCTCCGTCAAGGCACTTTGCTCGACCTCCAAGGCTTGATGATTAAAGAGTCTGCGGGTATTGCAAGCCACACCAAAGGCACTGGCACAAGCTATATCACCAACGGCACTTTCGCAGTTGGCGACACTGCTATCGGCGCCGATGGTGGTTCAGGCACAATCTTGGCTGGCGACGTTATCACTTTCGCTGGTGACACGAACAAGTACGTTGTGACTTCAGCTCTGGCTACTGGCACTGTTACTATCGCTGCTCCCGGTCTGCGCGAGTCACTTGCTGATGGCGTTGCTGTTACTGTTGGTAATAGCTTCACTGGTAACGTAGCTTTCCACAAAGCTGCTGTTGAAATCGGTATGCGTCCAATGGCACAACCTACTGGCGGTGACGCTGCGGTTGACCGTCTGACAGTACAAGACCCAGTTAGCGGTCTGGTGTTTGAAGTAGCTGCCTACAAAGGCTACAACAAGGCAATGTTTGATGTGTCTTGCTTGTACGGCTACAAAGTATGGAAGCCTGACTTCGCTGCTGTACTTCTCGGCTAAACGGAATGGGGTGGCTTCGGTCGCCCCTTTTCCCTTTCTGGGGTTATCATGGCAAAAGATTCAAGACTCACTCGTTTAGGTCTGGATAAGTACAACCAACCAAAGCGCACACCTAACCATCCGACCAAATCTCATGTTGTTGTCGCTAAAGAAGGCGATGAAATAAAAACGATTCGCTTCGGACAACAGGGAGTTTCAGGCTCACCTAAACGCGCTAACGAAAGTAAAGCTGATGCTGCTCGCAGGGCTTCCTTTCAGGCAAGACACGCTGAAAACATAAAGAAAGGTAAGATGAGCGGTGCGTACTGGGCAAATAAAGTTAAGTGGTGATTTTATGTATAACAAAGGCAAGAAAAAGAAGCCGAAAGGCAAGTAGGGATATTAAATGGCTACCTTGATTGTTGAAAATGGCTCTATTATCGCAGGTGCTAACACCTATGTGACTATAGCTGAATACATAGCCTACGCTGAAGGCTTTGGCGTTACGGTTGAAGATACTAATGCTTTCAAAGTACAGCTAATCAAAGCTGCCCAATATATCGCTAGTAAAGAATCGCAGTTAATGGGTGACATGGTAGAGCGTTATCAGCCGCTATCTTATCCACGAAACAATCTGACCGACTTAGATAACTTCAGTTGGCAGAATAACGAAATACCTACACTGGTGAAGAATTGCCAGATGTCGCTCGCGCTAGATATACAAGCGGGTGAAGACTTATATAACCTTTCTCAATCTAGCTCAGTGGGCGTTAAGAGTGAAGAAGTGAAAGGCGCAGTTAAGGTTGAATACGCTATAGCTGACAGTCAAAGAATCGCTAGGCATTCACGCAGCCAATCATTGCTCGCTGCTCTTATGGTTCGTGGCGGTCTTGGTATACCGTTGGTGATGGGCTAATGAGTGAAGCCTTCTATAACAGCATAGCGGCTACTGCTTCTAAGCTGATTACTAAGTTTGGCGCTGTGGGTGAGATTAAACGCACCACAGGAGACTCTATAGACCCTGTGACAGGCACTGTGATTGCGGGTACTACGGTTACATATACTCCAAATACAATCGTCCAGAAGTACGCTGACGAGCTTATAGACGGTGCTAGAATATTAAGCAGTGATCGTATGATTATTTTAGACAATACTATTGAGCCTATTTCCACTGATACGATAACTATTCGTGGTGAAAACTGGTCAATCGTATCAATCAAAGAGTCTAGCCCTGCGGGTATTCCGTTGGTTTATTTTGTACAGGCAAGACGATGATAATCAAAAACGCAGAAGATATAGCCAAACGCGCTAATTCCACGCTTGATGAATTTGTGCGCGCAGTAAAGATTTCGTTGTTTACTGGCGTTATTGAAAACACACGGCGTGATACTGGCAGAATGCAAGGTAACTGGCAGACAACTGTTGGTTCTCCTGCTACTAGCACAGTTCCAATAAGAAGTGAGGCTGAGACTATATCAGATATGAATACTAAGTCAGGCGGTGCAGGTGATACAACTTATCTGACTAACAATGTCCCTTATGTTGGAGTCTGGGAAGAGCGCGATGGAATGGTCGCTAAAAACATTGCCAGAATAGAAACGAATATTAGGAAATTTGCAAAATGAGCATAAAAATTGACCAAGCATTCGTGCAGTCTTTTGTAGATGGCTCTTTTGGCATCCCAGTTAATTACGAAAATATGCCTTACACACCTGTATCGGGTACAGCGTATGCAGAGCTTATAAACATACCAAACCCTATAGATTCTATGACTCTTTCTGATATGAACGAGACAAGTGGAATTTTTAGAGTTATCTTGCGCTATCCTATAGACGGCGGGGCGATTGCTCCAAAGACTAAAGCAGAGGAAATTATGGCGCATTACCCAATTGGGAGTAGCGTTGCATATTCTGAACAATCTGCGACAATACGCTCAGTAAGCCGCCAAGCAGGAACAGTAATGGATGCTTGGTACACAATTGTCGTTTCGATACGATATATTTCATTTATAACGAGGTGATTTATGCCTGATACAGTACAGACCCTTGTCGAAACCACGATTGGTGTTTCGGCTTCTTTACCCGCAACTTTTGACGGCGCAGGTTATGCCGCACTAACTTTTACCACAGTTGGTCAAGTAACTGATTGGACTCCAGGTGGTCAAGTTTATAATGTTGTAACGAGCAACCCTATTGCTCTACGCAACACTGAGAAGTACAAAGGCACTTTCAATAACGGCGCAGATTCTATTACGGTAAACCGTGATGATGATGATGCAGGACAAGTTCTTATCCTTGCAGCCCTAGCAGCGGATACCGATTATTCTTTCGAGGTTACATACCAAGACGGAACAATCGACTATTTCACTGGTAAGGTTGTTTCTTTTGACACTGTCGCTGGGGGCGCAGACTCAATAGTTCAAAGAACTATTAGTTTGGAGCGCACTCGTTCGACAGTTACTGCATAAGGTAGCTCAGAATGGATTTAGCGCAATTTGATTTGAAAGAAGCTGCGAATAGCGGCATTAGTGTTGACCTTGCTCACCC